AATCAGCTTCTCTGACTCGTTCCTGATAACGCTGCGCTGCCGTTGAAGCGACTTGCCAAGAATAATCAGAAACATTTTTTAGATAGTCAAGCTCCCATACTTTCAAATCATTTTTGTGTTGTTGCTTAGCTGCCTTTTCTCTTGCTTTATTAGCGGCCCGAGCAGCATCCGCTTCAGCGTTGCCGCCCATAACACTGCCAATAATGTTGACACCAGCGCTTGCTGCTGCCAGCCAAGGGAATGCCATAACTACCCAACTGCTTTGTCTGGGTCACTGTAAACCCCTCGCCATGATGCGCTAGTGACAGTTAATGGCAGCCATGAATCAGATTCAACAACAACAGAGCACTGATCGTTCTTGCTGCAAACAGGAACTTCAAAAGCACCGCTAGCAAGTGCAACGTTTGACTTGTCCAGAGTGTTGTTAAACACGTCAAGTGTTCGTGCCCTGTAATGGTGAACACTGTCAGGGATGCGATTAAGTCTCTTGATCCGTACGTTGTATTCCCCGGTATCAACGTGGTTGATAATCCATCTCAATACTTGAGTGCGGCCTGCAAGTTGGCCAACCCTCTTGGTGCCACTCTCATTCGCGTCAGCAACAAACGCTTTATTGAATTCATACTTGAACTCATACGGCTCACCAAAGGCCACTGGGTAGCTAGTCCAGTCACCTTTCTCCGTGCAAACCAAGGTCTTCGTGCTGGTCTCCCCAAGCTTTAAGCCTTGATAGTCATTACTGATAAAGCGAACGATCGCTAGCGCTTTCTCTGCCGGGACATACGGCAACGTGAATGTCGTCAGGTTTGATGTTGCGTCATAGCTTGCCGTCACAACTGCTGATGAGACACCGCCTGGGATAGGTGGATACTGCAGCAGCCGATCCAGATGGATCTGGGGTTCTGTTGGCAGCTCCAACTCATCGTTCAATTGGATGTTGAAATAAGTCCCGCCTTCGTCAGTCATCAACATGAACAGTTGATTGTCCTGGAATCTCACCCATTGGATCTCTTGCGCAAAACTCCATTTGCTCCAGCTCTGCTGAACTTTCTGCCCTCCACCTTCTGCTGTTGTCCATAGATATTTGTAGACATACAGATCTCGCTTATCTACTGGCGACACAGCGACTGCAACGTCAATAGCTTCCCCAATGTCCCAGTGTGTAATCAACCCTTCAATGTACTTAGGCAGATAATTTGTTATATCCTGGTTGCTACCAAGATTTAAACCCATCTGGTTATTAGTCCTTACATTGTTGAATTTAAATTCACGGAAATGTGTGTAGCCAAAATAATTAGTAGCAAACAAAACCTGTGAGCCACTGAGCTTTGGCCTGACGTTGCTGTTCATCTCCAGGTTGCTCAGCCTGAAAATAGATCCAGTCTGCGGTGTCAACACGTCAGCATCTGCTGCGCGAATCTGAAACTGTGTCGTTTGTGAAAACGCAAGGATGCTGTCTTCAACAGCAATCATCCATTCCAGTGGTGAGCTTCTTTCGCTAGTGCCACGCAGCCCAAAGGGATCAGTGTCTAAGACTGATAACGATGTGTCGTTGAAGAAATTAAAGATGTCATCCGTCTCGCTGAGTTGGATCGTTTCATCTGCAATAACAACGTATCGACTGCGAAATAAAACATGATCACGAATCTTGCGACCAATAAATTCAGGGTTGGGTGCTGTGTTCTCATCCCCGGCTGAGCGTGCTCCCCATGAGGGGAACGTGAATTCATAATTCTTGCCATCAACAACCTGAGTTTGCTTTGTCCCATCTGCAGGACCAACAAAGAAAATATTCTCAGCTTCCCGATAGATCACGAGAGGCATCGTGTCCGGGTCTAGCTCAAATGGAATGCCAGGTTTTACGGTCTCTTGCCATGCACCTTCTCCAATTGGATCGCCTGAAAACGTAGTGAATTTCAACCAACGATTATCAATCGTGGTGGATGGATCGCTTTCAACCTCAACGATGTATCCGTTTGGCGCAATGATTGGCAAGCTCGCCAAGGTCTGCACAGTGTCTGTAAAAGCGTTGGCTAGCTCACCACTGCGACCATCATCAATCGTCAGCTTGAATGCTGTCCCGTCATCCTTCGTGACAGACACCACGTACTGATCACTAACTGCTGTATATCCAGTAGTTGCAGTGATCTGAGTGGCAAGCGAAGTCGCAACAAGTGAAGTGCTAATCGTGTTGTCGTCATCACCCGCGGATGGCGTGGTGTACGTAGCCACCTGCACGTCATCAATGAAAGCCGTATAGGTGATCTGATAAGCAACAGCACGAATAAAGATCAGGCCCTTGCCTTGTGTTGCCTCGGCCCCTGTTCCTGTTACAGCTTTGAATGCTGTTGTCTTATTTCTGTTGAGCAGCAGCCCAATAGGTCCGCTATTGATCAGGACATAGTCCTTATAGAAAGCACCAGGATCGTTATAGAGATACGACTCCTTTGTGCATGTGATCTGATTACCGTTGCCGCTCATCCCAAGTCCATGGACCTGAACTGTTGGCGTCTCGTTTAAACGGCGAACCTCAAGGATCGTTTGATCTGTTGCGCCTGGACGGGTGAGGATTGAATACTGCTCACCTTGTTGGATGTCCAACAGCTCCAGATAAAAATCAGTAGCTGGTGTTTCCAATACCTTTGCTTGGAACCGCGCTGCGTTCCGCTTAGTCAGTCCTTCAATAGGACTAGACCATCCGTTGACTTGTTCCGCACCAGTGCCTGGAGGGCGAAGGTGTGGAGGTTGTTGAGACACACCCTGGATAAGCGTGTCTAGGTCACGACGGATTGGGGAAGACGTGTTCTTAGGCGTCTTCCCTTTACGGAACGATGATTTAGCGCGGGCCATTTAGTAATACCGATAACGGTTGCCACCTGCTGGGATGTATCCAATGCCCTGGCCCATGCCTCGGTCATTGCCCCAGAGCAAGTTGTTGTTCAAAGTGTTCTCTTCAGCGCGGATCAACATGGTCCGAGCCTGGTCTTCATCACCAACGGTGTAGGTGAAGACGATCGAGCTGGTTACATACCGATCAGAGAAGATGCGGGCTGCGCGAATGGTGATGTATTGCTGCGCAGCATGTGGCAGCTCATCCCATTCCAAAGCAGAAACAACTTGCGCTGCTCTGATTTGTGCATTGCCGTTGATGGCACCGATGCTGTACGTGTGGTTGTTGCGGTCATAGATCCGCTTTCCACGCAACACGTACTGAGTGTCGGGGTAGGTGTTGGGGGAGAAGTCCAAAACCAACACGTTCCCTGGCACCACATAAGTACCGGCTGCAGTTGGACTGAAGTCCACTTGCTCGTCAGTGTTCCAACTCCACGCTTCTGATTGAACGTCACGCGATACCTCTTTCAAGGTGCGCTGAGCCAAAGCGGAGTCGGTGATCTCATTGACACTTTCAGAGAGGCTGGAAATACCGGCCTCTCCAATCGTGGCAAGAATCGTGTTGACCGATTCCAGCTCTGTCATTTAGCTGCCTTGGTTGCAGGAGCAGAAACCTTCACATCGCCGCCTGTGCCAACGGTGCTTCCAGGTACGAAGGTGTCAACGAGGTTTGTTGCTTGCACGTAGAAATCAACAAGTGAATCCTCGTCAAGAAGTTGATCGTCCTGCCAAGTGAAGGGGGCAATGGTGCCGTCAACCTTGATAGTTGTTGCCATGAAAAAAGGAGGCATTGCTGCCTCCTAAGTTAGTCCCCTATTCACCGGCTGAGCCAGCTACTTAAGACTACAGCGAGTTGGTAATTTCAACACAGCACTCAGGACGCAGACAACCAACACCGAGAGCAAACTTAGCTGTCATCAGTGTTGCATTGTACATGATATCGTAATCATTGCCTGTCATGCCCATGCTGAGATCACGCAACTTGACAACACCTACTGCACCCTTTTGGAATGCAAGCATTTTAGTGTTTGTCATGTCGGCAGTTGATTTAACAACACTGCCATTGCTGACATAGCCTTGCTCGCCTGTCATAGCAGTGACATTGCCTTGGGCAATATCGTTGCTTGAGTAGATAGAGAAGCCAGCCAACCTTGCGATCTGACCTTCCTTGTAGGAACCGTTAGTTCCCTGTTGGTTGAAGTCATAGTTCACAGCGCGTGAACTTTGAATCAACGTATAGAAGGATTCAGGAGTACAAACAAGAACGCGACCGTCCTTGCTGACGTCCTTCATGTCCAATGCTTCAGCAGCAGCAAAGACGCTGGCTACTAAATCATCAGCAGTTGGGGTTGCCTTGTTGATGTCAACAACCGTTCCGGTCCGGTAAGGATCGTCAGGGCTGAGACCTGCTGGTAAATCAGCAGTGAGGTCAGATGTTGAAGTACGGGCACCAATTGCAAGGGTCCGTGCAAGACGTTTATCGTGGGTCCGGGCTAAAGCCTGCCCCAATTCTGTTGAGTAGATCGAGCGAATATCGTAGTGGGATTTAGCTTCCTGTAATGAATACAGTGACGCGTCTGCCACTAAGTAATCGTCGATCCGAACGACAACCTCGTTCTGAGCCATGTCGCCCTGACCCACAAGCATTTCGCCTGGAGTTGCATACTTAGCCGTGAAGCGGCCAGTAACAGGGAACTGTGCAGATCGTCCATTTTGAATGGTACGAGTCTGGACAAGATCCTCGAATATGCAGGCTCGTTTGAAGCTAGTTAGCACCTCGCCTGAAAAAACCTTCAAGAAAAGTGCGTTGTCCTTACTCCAATCGCCGCCGTCGCCATTAATGACACCGGGATTGGAAAGATTTAGTGATGGAGCAGCCATGAGTGGCAATGTTGAGAGTGTGTGCAGTGATCAACTGGTGCATCACGCAATCCCCACATCTGTCAACAGGGTACGCAATGCGGCCTAGGGACAGACTCAGTGGTTGTTGAATCTGTCCCCATTATTACAACGTTTAGCGCCTAATTAAAACGCTTGTTGAAAACATCACTGACAGCAATGCGTTGCTCTACTTCTTTGACATAGGCAGGGTCACTTCCATAGCGAGGATCCTGCATTGCCTTGATGACTTGCGCCTCAGAGGCATAGCCACGGATCTCGTTTGATGGAGCACGGCCACCGGTCAACTTGGGCTCATACCCTGTTGCCATCATGTGGTCATATTGGATCCCTTTCAGTTGAGAAAGGATCGAACCTTCGTTGCCTGAATCCAACGCATCGTTGAAGGCTTGCGTTCGGGCTTCGTTCATGTTTTGGCTGGCCCAACCCATCAACGCTTGATAGCGTTCCTGGCCGCCGACCTGATCAAAGATGCTTGAGCGAATGCGAGAAGCGTCCTCAGCCGTTAGCTGATTGTCGTCATCCTCGTCATCGTCATCCTCGTCATCCCTGTCATAGCCTTCAGGACCGTCGTCCTCATCGTCGTCCTCATCGTCATCTGAACGCAAGCGTTCGTTCTCGCGTTGCAGGTTTTTGTAGGCGTCGATCAGATCGGCTTGGCTTTGATACTTGCCAAGGATCAAGTTTTCTTCAGGAGCCCCTGGTTGTTTACCAGCGGCTTCGTCATACAACTCAGATCGAGCCTGATCAATCTTCCCCTGTTCCTCTAGGGCTTCAGGAGAATTATCAATAGGGTCTTGCCCTGCTTCAATTGTTGGCATTGTTATTAGCGGGTGAAGTTGTCATAGATAATCATCTCGCCACCGTCAGGCAGTGGCTTTTTCCTATGGCGATCAGCTCTTGTTGGCTGAACTTCAGGCTGCTGTTGGGCTAGCGCTGGGCTGTTGGACCGGCGGCGGGGGACTTGTTGCTCCGTCATTGATGGCGCTGTTAGCAAGTTGCTCTTCTAATGCTACTCGTTGTTGTTGACTTTGTTCCGCTTGTAGTTCTTCCTCAGTCTTAACAAGTCCAGCAATGTCGATACCATCAGACGCTGCAAACCTGCGGATCAACTCTGATGGATTGATCAGTGACAGCATCTGCTCAGGCCCTAACGCTGCTGTCGTTACTTGTAGGAAGTTCGTCAACCGTTGCTTGTCATTGCCACGGCCAATAGCTTCCAGGCCCGTTGTGATCTGTGGATTCACTAGATCAACCGGTAACGGTGGAATCTCTCCGGCCTGCTCCATCAGATACAACACCCGTTTAATCAACGGAAGCTGCAGCTCTTCGCTCAGCATTGAGTAGACCCCCGCGAGGCCGGCTTCCAATTGCTCGGCCATCAATCTGATTTCTTCCGCTGTCACGCGCTCAGCGTCACGTTGGACAGATTCGTTAGCCAAGAATGTCAAGTTGATCCGACGTTCTAATAACTGAATCGTTTGCAGGGCAACTGACATGTCGGCTGCTTTGCCAACCTGAAGGGCTTCAACATCAGCAGCATTACCTGCAACGATCGCGCCGTTCTCAGCACGGGCAATGGAGTCAGCTCTCGTAACTCCGTTTGGATTGACAAGGAATAGGGCCTTAGCCGATATCAAGCTGCCTTCGACGACAGCCTTACTAAGTGATTCCAGACTGTTGAGATCTCCAATCACTTGCTCAACCAGCGAATGCCCGTAGCTTTCACCGGCACAGCTATATGTCCTTAAGGCCAGCCAAGGGCAGTTGTCGATCCTGCTGAAGCCCTGTGAGCCAGGGATCGTTTTGCCATGGCATTCCTGGTGCCACTCCACACGATCCTTTGTTTGATCAAACTTGATCCAGGTGTAGACGTTGTTCACGTCGTACTTCACGTCATCATCTGTCTTGTCTGCTTCCTTTGGCTTCACACCAGCAGGCAGGTACTTATCAGAAACCGTCTCCTTGATAACGATTTCACTGATGTTGCCCTCGGGGTCACGGTCAACGGCATAACTACGCAGCCCCCACATCCGTACTTTCTCAGCGCCGATATACAAAAGAGCGTTGCCGCCAACCATCAAATGCTTGATTGCTTCAAACAAAGCAGGACGCGTTTGGAGCTTGTCCAACTTGCTCAGCACTTGGCGTTCAACATCAGATAGAGCAACGTCCATCTGACTCAGAACATCCTCTTCAGCCTGACCGGTCTGTTCTAGGTATTCCCTGATCTGACCTTTATCAATCACCAACCGAAAGAAGGGTTGGCTGGGTGGATACAAACTCAACAGCAACTTGGCACTAATCCCGCTAACACCGCGGGCACCAACGCCTTGATACAGGCTGATCAACCTGTTGTAGGGCTCAGCTCCCGTCTGATAGTTCTGATCGCTCTCAGGTATCAATGACGGGATTGTCAAGGCACTGCAATCAACAGCCCGGTTGAGATACAGGCTGCGATAAAGCGTCAAGCCGTCGAAACGGCTCTGAGCTGTTGAGTTGTTGTTAATCATTTAGGCAAGCTGTAGGCCAGAGAGGGGGCTTGTGATTGTTCCAAGGCCAGACAACAAAGTGAGATCACTGAGTTGGTTGTCTTGACGTTTTCGCCGTGACACTCGACGACCGTCGCCATAACCAATGGATGATGCCGTTGGGTTGGCCTGTGGAACGTAGGCATTTGCCATGTTTGCGCTGCGCTTTTGCTCCGCAAGGAACGCATTGTTAGCAGCGTTTAACTGTTCGTTGGCGTACGCCTGAGCGTTGTTGAAATCTTGTTGCTGTTGAGCCATCCGAGATTCAACTTCACCAATCGACCCAACAAATAAATCGTTGAGGCTGGCTAAGGATGCAGCACTGGCTTCAGCCTGTTGCGTCAATTGCTGCTGATAAGCAGCTTCGCTGGCTTCCGTCTGTGCTCTTAGATCGTCAATGATCGACTGATAGCTGTTTGGTTGATCAACTGCCCGGCTATCAAGACTTGACGCAGCATCCTGACCGGAACGGCTGTCTTCTCTTAGGGCATTTCTGATGTCAACGAACTTGCCGGTGTCACGAGGAGCACCACTGCTGCTTGAAGAATTGCTCCGCGAGCTGCTGCTGCTGCTCTTGCCGCCCCAGCCGCTGCTTTTGCCTTTGATTTTTAAAGGCGTATAGATTTTTTCCCTCGCTACGCTCGCGGGCATTCGAGCGGCACGCCGACTATTAGTTGGCTGCCTTGATTTATTGATCTGATAGTTACGTGCTTTGTTGGAGCTAATGCCACGCTTCTGAAGCTTTTTCCTTTCCTTCCGCGTGATCTTGTTGTCGCGCGTGACTCTCGCTAGGAGCTTTCTCCGCTGCTTCTTTTGTTTCTTCCTGTCGTTACCCCTGCGCTTGCTTTTGCTCTTACGACGCTTGGCCATGGGTCAGTCCTTTGAGAAAGCGAATAACAGATCGTTGCCCTGAAGCGTACCTAATTTGATCAACAGAGTCAGTCAAGTCAGGAGTGCGCTCAGGGAACAAAATATCTAACGAGTCCATCATGTCACTGGTTAGACGTTGCCCAATAATTCGTTTCAGGACTTCAGGGTTGGTGGTGTCCAAAGATCAACAGTGCGGGTACTTACATCGTACTCGCCGTGTCTAAGTATGCGCACTAATCGTGCTTGCAGTGTTGCCACTTCTTGTGGGCAGCGGATGTCTTCTTTTTTTGTGAGCGCTTTTGCAAACTGCTGAACAATTTCTTCCCAACATTCCAAAGGCTGTGAGATGTCGAACTTGTCAACGATGCGTTTTGCTGTGACTGCGCCGATACCTGGGCACCCCGCAATGTTGTCAGTCGAGTCACCGATAAGGATCTGGCTGTAGAACTGTCGCTCTGCTTGGTCATTAGTAATCGTCCATGAGGTTTCTTCTTTCCAAGGCCAGTGATGCTCGCCTGGAATCTGGTTTAAGTCCTTGTCACCGCTGACGATGACGTGCTTTTCGTTGGCGCTTGTCATGGCTGTAGAGAAAATCCCCAACCAGTCATCAGCTTCAATTTCTGAATGGAGATAGCTGAACTCTTCCTCCAGCAATTCATCCTTGATGCGCCTCCAACCAATGGGCTTTCTCATGCCTGCCCGGTTGGCCTTGTATTCAGGAAAGATCCTGCGGCGGAAGCCGCTAGGTCCAGTCCAAAACAACAAAGGCTCGCTGGCCTTTAGTTCTTTCGACATGGCCTGGATCTGATCCCAAAAGGTGTAGCGAACGTCCCGAATGTCGGCGTGGCGCATCCAGATGTCGTTGCCCATGTCGCAATCAACTTCCAGGGAAGACATTGTGCGATAGAGCAACATGTCTGCATCAATTAATAGCGTCGTCATGGATGAAATCCTTTTGTAGTTTGTGCATGGCTTGTTTCATTGCAGTGGCATAACCCTGCCAGTAATTGCGATCAGTGTGATCACTCGCTTTATTCCACTGATGTATAGCTTCCTCCATCTGTTGGCGATACCAAGTTGCGATTGTCGCTGGGTTTTTCGTCATGGAGGATTGAGGTGTGGAGTAAATCAATGGCGTGCTGCATTGCACAGGAATGTCCCGCCCAATATCCAATCCAATAAGAACGTTCGCCTTCGGGATCTTCACCTTTGCTTTTATCAAGAGCGCGATCATGATCATGGATGCGACGGGCTTGATCTCGACTGTCTTCCAGCGCTGTTAGGTAACTCATGTCGATCCGAAGCCTTCCTCGAATTGGCAGGTGTTGGGATCGAACTTCAGTTCGGAGAACATCCCCACTTCGCCCTTGATCCTGTTCTTCTTTAGCCAGCATGATGTGACGTTGGGGTGTTCCCCTAATGGATTTCTTGAAAGCATCCAGATGTAATCTGGAATTTGAGCTAAGGAATGAGATCCTCGTAGTTCACTGAGTTTTGGTTCACCACCTTCCTCGTGCGTTGCACCGAAGCCTTGGCTTCGTGATAAGTGGCAGACAACAACAAAGGTGAATTCAAGTCGCATCGCGAGCGCTTTGAGTTCTTTAATCGCCTTATCAATAGCCCTGCGCTGATCAACATTGAGAGCAATACCATCAGCCAGAAGTGAGAAGTGATCGAGAAAAACAACCTTGCACTCTTCGTTGCGTACATAATGTGAAACGTTGTCAACAAAAGTGGAGAAGTTGTCGCAGTCAAAACCCTTCATCAACAACAAGTTTGTGGCAAACTCTTTGGTTGCTTCTCGGACTCTTGTCCTTTCTGCTTGCCGTTTGTTTTTGCTCCATAGGTGATACTGCTCTCCCATTTGTTCAGAGATCATCCGCTCCAAAGTGGTGGTGGCTTCCTCTTCCAGCCCGATATACGCAACCTTGTGCTTTTGATTGCACAACCACAAAGCCATTGATCTGGTGAACAAGCTCTTGCCAATGCCTGTTCCTCCAGCGATCAACCACAATTCACCTGGCTTCATCCCCTGGGTGTGCTTATTCCATCCGTTCCAACAGAGATCCAATCCTCTGTCGTTGGAGGGATTAAGCGTGTCTTCGACTAGCTCGCTTGCATTAATAACTTCAGCGGGCTGGTACTTAGTGGCAGCAGCAATCGCGTCACGAATTAATTCCTGCTGATCGTCTTGCAGCGCTTCATTTGCATCCTTGTATTTGGCAAGAGACTGGACACAGGTGGCATGAGTAACTACTTTTGATAGTTCCCTCATGAGTTTTTCGGAACCCTCCTCCCCTGCGTCGTCACAGTCAGGGAAGACAGTTACTTTCTCGAAGCTCAGGATGTATTGAAGGTTGTAATTGATGTCTGTGTACTGCTTGCCAAAGCAAGTGCTCACAACCACAGGAGCGTCAGCACGGCCCAAATAAGCCTCATGCACTGACATGGCATCAACCTCACCCTCTGTAATTACAAGGTGATTACCACCGCCGATGTGCTGACCAAACAGTTGCGTCTTCTCGCCCTTGTTGAGCCACCAAAAATCTTTGGGGTTGAGAATCCTTACTTTGGAAGCTGGCTTACCGCCCTTACCGCCATTGATTCTTGCGTAGTGACAAGGCTTCCCTTTGTGTTCCGGCTTGGGGTTGGGCCAGTCAACAACCCCATGCTCATAGCGATAGAGCTGACAGGTCTTGGCACTGATGCCACGGAATGGCTTGTACTTGCCTTGATCTTCAGAATCTGAATAGTCCTTGTAGTCACCAACGTTTGGGGATTCGTTGGCACCACCTGAGCCAGGAACAATTGACTCTTGAAGTTTTTTCTGAAAAGAACTCACCATCCGTCAAAGCCTCCCTGTGAATCAAGTTCGGTTGTGACGCGACTGGACATACCAAAGAACGGATCTACTGGTTCGTTGGATTTACGTTCTGCTCTGAAATGTTGTCCGCAGGCAAAGCAATGGATGGAACCGTCGTCTTTGCTAATGGAAGCTCCGTCTGAGGATCCGCAACCGTCTTTGTCGGGGCACGGAATGTGAGTCTTTGACCAGTTAGCCATGCGTTTAAAAAGTTATCGGGGATAGGAGTTGGACACCAAGCAATCCCAAACTTTTCTGCCCATTGGCAGTAGCTGGTTTTGCTGGTCTTGCTAATTTTCTGGTGTGGTTTCTGGAAGGCAATGAAGATCGGGAGAGTTGGATGCTTCTGAATAACGGCTAAGAACTTGGATCTCCCGGCACTGTCCCAGTAGCCCTTGACTTCTATGTAGAAATCGAAGGCTTGGCCTTTGACAATGAAATCCGGTGTGTAGAACCGCTTCAAGTAGTAATCGAAGCGGTCCCGTTCGTAGCTGATCTCATGCCCCTGCTGTTGCAAGGACGCTGAGATTTGTTCTTCAAGCTTGGATCGAAACTCCCCCTTCTTACGCCGCTCCCGTTGTTGGTTGAAGCGGCGAAACATCAGGCGACCTCTTCGCCAGCAAACAAGCTTTCAAAGCTTCCTGCGTTGTCATCCTTAGGAGCAACCCAACCGCCTTCAACGGCTTCCATCTCAGTGCGTGAGAACTCTTTGAGTTCAACAATTTGCACACCAAGTAGTTGGAAAGTGACGCCCTTTGCAACGGTGTCATAGGCGTAAGGCTGGTAAGCAATTCTCACCTTGCTTCCGCTACCAATAGCTGGTGGATTTTTAACGATTGCACCAGTTCCGTCATAGATAACTGGTGGCGCATTGCGAACCTCTTCGCCGCGTGACTTGCGAACCACTTTGCGCTTGAAGACCCATAACAATTCACCTTCAACAGGAAGCTTTGATCCGTCTTCCTGCTTCTGCATAGAAGGACGGTAGGGATAGTTGAGCTTTAATCCTTCAAGGTTGCGAGGGAACTTGTTTGCCTTTTGCTTGTCCTTGATTTCCTTTTCAATTGCATCAAAGATTGGGGTTGATTCCTCTTCTTTTAGCTTGACGCCGATTGTCCATTCAAGGTTGCCGCCGAGGTTCTCGCGGGGCTCATCAAGGAATGCAAATGCGACTTCGACTAATGGAGTTCGTTCTTGGGCCACGTTTAAATAAAGGGTGTGGTTTGTAGTGCTGGACTTACGTGTTCGGAACCCTGAAGGGAACCTAGCAATGCCAGCTTTGCTAACAGTAATGAAAAGGTTTAACGATGTCAACCATTTAACAGAAAAGGTGACGGTTCTCGCCGATGCTGCTCAACTCAAGTGTGTCAGCGCAAGGGATCTTGGGCAGTTTACGCCCGGTTTTCTTTTCGATCCTGGCCTTGGTAGCAGCCAAGTGATCGTCGCTATAGAACCTGCTGAATTGGTCACAAAGCTCCTCATTTAGCAGTGTTACTTTGTCGAGACTGGTGCCAATGCAATCGTGAACCGTCACGATCGGATAGTCATAAGACTTCCAGTGCCAAATAAACCGTTGCAAGAACGCTGCGTCCATTGAATGCACGTAATCAGCAGTTAAGCGACTGAACGATTTCTTTGGTGAAAATGGCCCATCATCAACAGCGCAAGCCACTCGAATAGCACGCCCCGATAGCTCCAAAAACATCTTGTGTTCTGACGTTTCACGGGCATAGCTCAACACCGTCAATCCGTTGGGTGTTTGCCAATACGGAGCCATCCCGCTATCGAGGCAAGCTTTGGCTGCAGTCCTTAGCCACCGATGCAACGCATCAACGCCTGGTAACTGCTTCTTAACGGCCGTATCTATAGCCCTGGCTGCAACCATCGCCAGCTCAACAATCTTCAAGCCATCAGGCGTCAAGAAATTGCACACCCGATCGCGGCAATACTCCTCCAACACTTGGACCATTGACCGGTAGCTCCGGCCGTAGATCACAGGCATCACGCAAAGCTTCATCAGCGATCGGCTGATCTCCTCTTCGCCCCACCACTCCAACAACTTGATCATTTTGTCGTCTTCGTTGTTGATCGCGTCTTGATACATCTGAGGCAACACCTCCATATCAACGATCTCCTTGGTTTCGCCGTATAGGTCCATGGCCTCGTCACCAATCACGTTGGTCCAGAACGCCAGATCACCATCACGCAATAGGCAAGCGACGTGGCCGTAGCCACTGCAGGTTTGATCCAACTGGAACACCATTCGAGTTTGATATTCGTTGTCTTGCGCGTAGTTGGTTAGCTCACGGGCCAGGGCAACAAACCGCCATGGCTCCTTTGCCTGCTCCCACCAACCGATGCAATCCAGCGGGGCAATGCCTGCCCTGGTCAATAGCTGCCCATTCTCTGCTGCCCATTTCTGCCTGACGCTGCTGTTTTTTGGCAGTCCCCATGCATCACCCAACGCCCAAAGAAATGCGCCCATATTTCCCTTCATTGGGGCAGCTCGATCAAACAAGATCTGGCTACGGGCAACATCACCGCCCAAATAATTGAGTTGGGCACCGCGTTGATAACAACGGCCGCGGTTGTCCTGAAACCAGACCCAATGGATTTTCTTGGCCTCTTTCAACCGTTCGTAAGAGATAAGACCATGGATAAATTGGGTCCGCTGTGCTGTCTTGCGGCCGTCAGCTTTCCATTTCCAATAGGCAGTCCAGTAAGCCGTTGGACCTAGCCCTTGCTCCTTAAACCATTGATCCACGGGTTGCTCCATACGCTCACGGCATGGCAGGCCACCGATCTCATGGCCTAGATCCCAAACTTCACGCTGCAACGCGATCTGTTCGTGGTTGAAACGAAAGGGGATCGACTGCAGATAGTTGAGGCTGCCCAATACGCATGGATGGGCGTCCCGCATCTGGGAATCCCAGCGCTCCCATGGCACCGTTGAACAGGTGGTCCCATGCGTGATAAAACCCCCATCGTCATGCGTCGTGTAGTCCGAGGGTGGCACCAACATCGGCATATAAGCCGGACGCAATAGCAGCAGGTTCTGCTTCCAGTTGCGCAAGAATTCCCAATAACCAGGCGTCATGCGACACACCAACGCGATGTGCCCTTTTGAGTTGACCTTCTCAGGAGCGATCGTCAGCAACCCTGTTGTCTGAGCAACTAATTCAACAAACAACGTTCCGAGCTTCAGCCTGTCCTGCTTTGACAAGGGCTGGTAGGCCGCGGCTTTCTTAAAGCCCTTATCGATCAGTCGTTTCCTGATCAGGGACATGTCGAGTGTCCTGCCGTTGGCTAATCGAAGCCCTTTCAAATGCCTTGAACCTTTCCACTGCGGATGGTTGAGCCATAGGACAAATTCAGCACGCTTGCCGACCGTTGCGGCAAGGGTGTTTCGCTTGGCTCCATGGACGTTGAAATTCAGGATGTAAATCAACGATTCAGCGGCAACTTGCATCACCGCTTTGTCGTCTTCCATCAATGCCCAGATGGCACCAAATGCCATGGGGCCATGCTTCGATTTTTGATACAACGCATGGCATTTCTGCAGGAACGGACCGGCCGCGGCGTGTGACATAAAGCCATCGGCACCTTTTATCCAATTGCCCGCTGTTGCTCTCTTACCGCCGATGCCAACGCACCACTGTTCAAGCTCAATTTGGGCTTGCCTGTCCGGCCACTGTGTTTCGTTGCTTTCGTTTGATTGTTGCAAAGTCATTCTCAGAGATCTCAGTTGGGATCCCTGTCTCTGACTGGTACTGATACGGCAGGCAACTAACCCACCGCATCTGATCTGCGCTCCTAAAAGCTGAGACGCCAGTCAAGACAAGGGTTTTGGTTAGTAAAGTTGGCCGCGAATGGCCGAGTCTTGAGTTGCTTGACTGCTTTCAAGATTGACAAGGCATTCCAGGTCAACACCAGAGCCATGGATATAGCGCTGTGACGTGGACAGATGTAGGTGGCCGGCCCAATACTGAATTTGCACAGCATTGGCCCCCTGATTGGCCAATCTCGTCAACTTTGTATGCCTCAAAGTGTGGATGCGCCATTTTTCCTCAATGTATGGACCTAGACCAAAATATTGGCAAGTATTTTTGACACATTCGACATAATAAGCGTAGTAATTTTTATAAGACTGAAGGAACGGAGTTGACTGGGATCGTAACTTTTTGCTCTGCATAAGAATGCTTTGCACTTGATCACTTATCGGCAAAGCTCTAGGCTTTGACGTTTTAGTTTTGATGAAATGAATACGACCGGAAGATATATTTACTCGCTCCCATGGCAGTTGCTGAGCCTCACCAACTCGACACCCAATATGCCAAAGAAACTCAGTCAACAATCTGCATTGTGGACGTGTATGACAAGACAAAAAGTGTTGATACCAGTCATCTTGAATCACCAAATCTACCGGCTCAGGTAAGGGCAAAGTCCGCCCTTCTGGCATTAACGGCATCTCGTAAACAGTGCGCAAACGCTTGCCACGTTTCAAGACAACATTGATGGCAGAAATGTATGTTTTAATCGTCCCATTTTCGACGCCCTCATCTTTAAGGCTGGCAACAATGTCGTCCAAAGTTGACGTTGTCACCGATGCAATAGGTGTGTCGAAACCAAGCATCCGGCAGGCTCTGATCCCTCGCTCCTGCTGTCCTGGCTTATCTGCCCAATCAAGTTGTAAGGCTCGCTGAAGGACTGCTCCAACGGTGTCAGGTTTTTCAGCAGAGGCCAGCAAAGAAGAATCGACGAAACCTGACCTGTTGCGTCCGTTGCCTTCGTTGGGGCCGCTAAGCGCCCGGATCGCTTCCTTGACGAGTGCCGCTTCTTGCTTAACGGCTGCTACCCATCGCTCAGCATCCTCTCGGGTGCGAAACATCTTGTTGATTCGGCGCCCATCGGCATCGGTAGCCCTGCCGCGGTACTTGCCATTCTCAAGCTGGATTCCCATTTAAAATCTCGCGGAAGGTGTTTAAAAAGTTCTGACCTTTTGCCGTCAGATACAAGGTTTTAATTCGGTCATCGCCTGGTGTTTTTCGCACCTCAAGGAATCCATGGTTGTGTTGTCTGGCTTGCAGATCACGGCCCTTTTGAGACCCAAAAACATCGACGTTGCGAGACAACGCGGAAGCCGTAACGCCTAGCTGTGCGGCTAGCTCGGAATGGCTGATCCCTGGTGTCGATTCAATGGCAGCAAGAAACACCATTTGAGAGAAGCGAAACTGCGGGAATTGGGCCAGAACAAATAGGAAGGCGAGGTTTTCAGAGGATGGCGTCGTGACTAATGGCATAGGTTTCGCGGATCACGGCGATCCGGAAGCAAAAAAGGTTGGTGACTGTGTGACGCAAGGCCCTCGGCCCAACGTGGTCCAAATAAACGGTTGTGATTAGATCCTCAAGCGTTAGGCCTGTTGGGTCAGCAGCTTGGGCAGTGATGAGTACCGCAGCAATCGCGGGAATCCTAATTTTGGACATTTTCTAGGCATTGCCGGCTAATCAGCCGGGAGAAGTTTTCAGTTGCAAGGGAGGAGCCAGGAGAGAGCATGTCGAGGCAGTTCTAACAGTGCTTTTAAATGTAGCCGATGCAGCTTGTTGCGACTGTTGCGCTCCTTACATTGTTGCCAACGTAATAGCACAGCAGCGCTAGGCCTTACCCCATAGCCATAGGGATCGATGCAACGGATCTTCACAGCGCCATAGTTGCAGCATTGCGAGCGCCTACGTGCTGTTGAAAGTCGCGGCACTTGTTCTTGTTGTACTGCTGCTGCGCGAGACGTCGGACCCGCGGCGTGATGGCCGTCTCATCCATCCCCCGCTTTGCCAACGTCGTCAACAGAAATTCAGCTGATTGCAACTCGGTTGTGAAGCCAAGAATTGCGGAGCACGTCGCCCCATAAACGGCGCCCGCTGCATAGCCCTCAGACGGCCCATGAGCGTGATGCGACCTGGCGGGCATCTCGTTGCCCATACAGCACGCTGTAACGGCTACAGCGGCAACAACAGACTTAAAAATGGTGATCATTGGTTGAAAAAATAAAAGTGTTTAAGGCTGGCAATATCAGGCCAAGCAAGTAGCCGCGGCTAGGCCCTTAGCGACGGCAAGCGCTTCGCTGGTGGCACGGTGCCATTCAACGTCGTAAACGTTCCCAGAGGCCTTAACGGCGGGCTTAGTGACTAGCTCGGCTTGTTGGCATTGCCAGTTGTCTTGCCACTGATAAGAAACCCAATCAGTCCCGGAAAATTCCGTTGAATTCAACAACCAAACCCCTTTGACCTGGCAAATACCACCGCCGCCATAGAAACAGCTCAACAACGCATTCAACCGGCTTTTTGTGGTGACGGTTTGCCAGCCTGCATCGGTGATCTTCAACGAGCCGTCATTTGCAAACTGAGCTATCTCGTTTCCATGCAATTCAACGACAACAGTCGGGCCAAGTTGAGCGTCGTAAACACTGCGAACGCAGGTATTGGCCGATCGCCATTCCTTGGTACTGGTGCCGTTGAGTTGATCACGGACGGCCATGATCATTTGAGCTTCGATCTTGCGCATGGTTTAAAAAAGGTGAGGTGATAAGTGAAGTGTTAAAAGCTGGCAACTAATCAGCGTGCGGTATCAACGCCCTTAGCCATTTGGATGCCTTGCATTGCAGCGCAAACCCACTCGTGCGCTTGGCGCAAGGTCAACCCGTAAGCAAGGCCACTGCAGCCAGGACCTGACTGTTGATAGATGTTGTTGTATCCGTTCTGCTGCTGCAGAAAAACATGGCCCTGCTGCCCATATTCGGTAGGAAGGCCGAGCATCGTGTTGAAGCTGTTGAGAGCTGACTCAACGTTCTTAACGGTGATGCGTGACATGGTTGAAAGTCTCCGATAGGTAAACAGTTGAAGGGCGTCAAGTGACGCCCGCTAGGGCTTAGTTAAAGCGCTCTGGGTGCAATGCCTTAATGGTTGCGTTGTGGGCTTCGTCAATCCAGGCAACGCGATTACCCCTGTTGGCTTGCTTGGCTTCAACGGCTGCCTTATGCAGCAAATCACGGATCAACTCGGCATGGTCAGCGCTGACGGTGATGGTGACTTGCTTGGTTGTTGCTGTTGTCATGGTTGAAGTCTCCGGTGAAACGGTGCGATCTCCTGATCACTCCCTAACAGTACCAACAACTGCTAGCCCTGTCAACAATCCCATCCTGTCAACAGTTGCCCTGTTTACGTCTCGCAACAACCAACAGTGTAAACAACTCCTTTTCTTGCATTTTTATTTGTAAGCCCTGCTAGCCAACGCACCCATCCAACAACTGAAAACCACTAATAAATAAGCCCTGCTGCTCCTCAGCTACCCCAACTCTCCCAACTGTTATCGATCTCACTCCCTACTTGATCCCTAGCCAAGCTCTCCCCCCTCTCCAACCTCCAATACGCCCTCTCCAACACCGTCAGCTTGGGATCATCCTCCCCAATACAACGCCTCGCCCTATCCCTTGCAGCTGCCCTTACAACGTCTGGCGTCGTTGACCATCCGCAACGCCTATAGCCACGTCCGCTTTCAACGGCCACAGATCGCGTTGACTCGCTTCCGCTC